AACAGATGTTTAACCTTTTAATTATCATGAGTTGAGACGTAGAAACAATCAAAAACAAATAGAGACCTTAGTGGTTGACGGAGATGCCTTATTAAAAAGAGCGTTCTTTGGTGCAAAAAATGTCTTTAATGAAAATAAAGAACATATCGGAGGACTATATCAGTTTATCAATATTCTTAGAAAAACCCTATCAGAAAAATACTATGATAAAGTAGTAGTTTTTTGGGATGGACAACATGGTAATTTAACTAGAAGAAAAATATACCCCAACTATAAAACTAACAGAAAAAAATCTAGTAGCTATGACTCAGACGCTTTTTTAAGACAGAAACTAAGAACTCAACAATATCTAGAAGAGTTATATGTAAGACAACATGTAGACAAAGATACTGAGGCAGATGATTTAATCGCTCATTATTGCCTTAATAGAAAAGAAAATGAAATAATCACAATTTATACCGCAGATAGAGATATCGTACAACTAGTTAATGAAGGTGTATATGTTTTCCTATTAGATAAGAAAGAATTAGTAAAAGAAGACACAGTATTAACTACTAGAGAATTAGATTACCTTCCTAAAAATGTATGTTTAGTTAAAATGCTAATAGGGGACCCTTCAGACAATATTTTGGGAATAAAAGGACTATCACCCAAAAGATTAGGAGAATTGGTTCCAGACCTTAAAACTAGAAAGGTAGAATTAAAAGAGATTAAAGAATTAGAATATGAAGGAGATAACTGGAGAATAACTAATGTGTTAAATAACATAAAAACAGGAACAAGTAATGGTGGGGTATTCGGAGACGAGCTTTACCACATAAATAAAAAAATAATTAACTTAAAGGAGCCTTTAATAAACAAAGGGGCTAGGAAAAATGTAGAAAATTTAGTAAACTTAGAACTAGATCCTTCTGGGAGAAATTACAAGAATATAATTAAGATGATGATAGAAGATGGGATAGTAAATGTAATACCAGCGTCTTACGAAGATCAATCTGAATTTTTAATACCTTTTATAACACTAAAAAACAATGAAACAAAAAATGGAAAAAAAAGTAAGTAAATATAGCGATAAATTTGAGTTTATTTTAAGAATTAATGAGAACATAGTATGCCAAAGATATTTTAATATTAGAGGTTACAATAATACCGCGAAAGACTCTATGGATTTGAAGTGGGAATTAGAAGAGGTAGTTTCAAAAATACAAAGTTATTTGAAAGAAAAAAGCGAAGATTTTCTTTGGGTAAATTACAACCCATATCGTATGAAAAACTCCGTAGTAAGAGAAGAGAAAAAAGAGGGAGAGGACTACTTTACCTTTGAAATTAGGGTAGATGGAAAGATAATAATTATTGAAAGATTTACCGCAATGGACTATCCGCCAAAGGTAAGGTACTCAGTTAATGTAAAATCATTGATTCCAGAGGTAATTTCAAAGATTCAGAGGTGTTTAAGTAAGAGAAAATATCTAACGGCTAGTGCACATTATGGATACAACAATAAGTAGAAACAAGATAGATAAGATATTTATTATTAAATAAAGTTTAGAAAATGACAGAGAAAAATTTCGGATACCTAGGGGATAAATTCCAATTAAAATTACTTTCACTATTAATTGTGGATGAAAAATTTGCAGATAACATAGTAGACTCGATAGAACCTACTTATTTTGATGACCAATATTGTAGATTATTAATGCAATTAATTAAAGAATATTATGGTAAATATGAATCAGTACCAACCCATGATGCACTCGATCAATTAATAAGAATAGAGGTCTCTAATGAGACAGCAAAGGAATATCTAAAGGACACTGTTAAAAAGTTAAAAGAACAGGATTTTTCGGACGCGGATTTTACCCAACAAACAGCATTGAAATTCTGTAAACAACAAGAAATAAAGAAAGCAATAAACAGTAGTGAGAAGATTATGTCGACTGGGAATTTTGAAGATTATGATAAGATTGAGGAGTTATTTAGAAAGGCTTTGAGTGTAGGGAATGAGAAAGATGATGGAATAGACGTTTTTAATTCATTAGAGGAAGTTTTGGCGGACGATTTTAGACATCCTGTACCTACTGGTATTACCGGAATTGACAACATAACAGATGGGGGACTCTCAAAAGGAGAATTAGGGGTAGTCTTAGCACCATTTGGGGTAGGAAAATCAACAGTATTAACTAAATTTGCCAACACAGCATATAACTTAGGACATAATGTGGTACAAATAATTTTTGAAGACAACCCAAAAGTTATACAAAGAAAACATATTTCTTGTTGGACTGGGATAGAACTTAACGAACTATCCAAAAGAAAGGAAGAGGTTCAAGAAAAACTACAGAAATTCAAAACGGATAGAGGGAAGTTAATTATAAAGAAAATGGCTTCAGATGGAACGACCGTTGGCAAAATAAAACATTACATTAGAAAACTTATAACTAGAGGAATAAGACCAGATGTTATAATTTTAGATTATATTGATTGTGTGGTACCAAGTAGGGTATTTACTGACGAGTATGCCGGTGAGGGGAATGTAATGAGAGAGTTTGAAACCCTAGTTAATGAGTTCGATATGGTTGGATGGACAGCAATACAAGGAAATAGAAGTTCCATAGGGGCGGATGTAGTGGAGGCTCATCAGATAGGAGGATCCATTAAAAAAGGACAAATAGGACATTTTATTATGTCAATTGCAAAAACTTTAGAACAAAAAGAAAGTGGAAGAGCAACAATAGCTGTACTTAAATCAAGATTTGGAAAAGATGGTGTTATATTCGAAGATTGTGTCTTTGATAATGGAAAAGTACACATAGATACTGATGACCAAGTTTCATTTTTAGGTTTTGAGGATGTTAAAAAAGAAAAGAACGCAAATAGAGTTTTAGAAGCTATACAGAAAAGGCAACAAAAGTTAAATAACAATTAATAAAAATTTATAAAAATGGAAGTATCAAATAGAATCCTTTCGGATATCACTGTCTACATGAAGTACGCTAAGTATATACCTGAATTAAATAGAAGAGAGACTTGGGAAGAGTTAGTGACACGTAATAAAAATATGCATATTAAGAAATATCCACAACTAAAGGATGAAATAAATGAAAAATATGAATTTGTGTATAATAAAAAGGTTTTACCATCTATGAGGTCTATGCAGTTCGGTGGAAAACCAATTGAGATATCACCAAACAGAATTTATAACTGCGCATACCTACCAATTGAAGCTGTTGATTCTTTCAGTGAAACAATGTTTTTGTTATTAGGTGGAACAGGTGTTGGATATTCAGTACAAAAACATCATGTAGAAAAATTACCCGTAATAAGTAAACCATACCCAAAAAGAAAAAAAAGATTTCTAATCGGAGACTCAATAGAAGGATGGGCAGACTCCATAAAAGTTTTAATGAAGTCCTATATGAATGGTGGAGGATCAAGTATTGAATTTGATTTTTCAGATATTAGAGCGAAAGGAGCGAGACTTGTAACTTCAGGTGGAAAAGCACCAGGACCACAACCGCTAAAAGAATGTTTAGTCAAAATTAAAGGTATATTAGATGAGAAAGAAAATGGTGAACAACTAACAACATTGGAAACTCATGATATTATTTGTTATATAGCGGATGCTGTATTGGCTGGTGGTATTAGAAGAGCAGCACTTATTAGTTTATTTTCTGCGGACGACGAACAGATGATATCTTGTAAAGTCGGTAACTGGTGGGAATTAAACCCACAAAGAGGTAGAGCAAATAATTCTGCATGTCTAATGAGACATAAAATCACCAAAGAGTTTTTTATGGACTTATGGAAAAGAGTTGAGCTATCTGGAGCAGGAGAACCTGGGATTTATCTAAATAACGATAAAGACTGGGGCACTAATCCTTGTTGTGAAATTGCACTAAGACCAAACCAATTCTGTAATCTTTGTGAAGTAAATGTTTCTAATATCGACTCACAGGAAGACCTAAACCAAAGAGTAAAAACAGCGGCATTTATTGGTACACTACAAGCGGGATATACTAATTTTCACTACTTAAGAGAAATATGGCAAGAGACTACTGAAAAAGATGCATTAATTGGGGTATCAATGACGGGAATAGGGTCTGGTAAGGTATTAGACTATGATATGTCAAAAGCCGCAAGTTTAGTCAAGAGAGAAAACACTAGAGTGTCCAAATTGATTAACATAAATCAGTCAGCGAGGTGTACAACCGTAAAACCCGCAGGGACAACATCACTAACCTTAGGAACATCATCAGGTATACATGCTTGGCATAATGATTATTATATTCGTAGAGTTAGAGTGGGTAAAAATGAGGCTATTTACACATATTTACATATAAATCATCCAGAATTAGTAGAAGATGAATATTTTAGACCACATGACACAGCAGTAATATCTATACCACAAAAAGCACCAGAAGGCTCCATAATGAGAACTGAATCCCCATTCCAACTTTTAGAAAGAGTGAAGAAAGTAGCTACTGAATGGGTAAGATCGGGACATAGAAAAGGTTCAAATTCACATAATGTATCAGCAACTATTTCATTAAGAGACCACGAATGGGACGCAGCTGGGGAATGGATGTGGGAAAATAGAAAACATTATAATGGACTATCAGTATTACCATACAATGGTGGTACATACATCCAAGCTCCCTTTGAGGACATAACCGAGGTAAAATATAATGAAATGATGAAATCCTTAACTGAAGTAGACCTAACAAAAGTTATTGAGTTAGACGATAATACTGACTTATCCGGAGAACTTGCTTGTTCTGGTGGTAATTGCGAAATAGATGTTGATGTGTCGACAATAGAGAAAGAGGAGCAATTAAATGAGGCATAAATTTAGTAAAGAAATTTTATACCACTTTAATTGTGGTAAATGTAAAAAATGGTGGTCATTGCTGACTACCATTTCTTTTCTAAAAACGTACCAAATAATGAGGAAATAGTACCTAAATTAGTAATATGTCCTCATTGTGGACATAAAGAAGAAATAACAGATGAAAAGGAATGATAATCG